TGATATACGAGGATTTTTATTTAACGTCTCGCCATTCGCCCTCATGTTACGAATGTAGTTTTCAGTGATAGGATCTAGTCCTTCAAATGCTTCATACCAAACACTATCTACTAAAAGTCCATGATCTTTTTTACACTCTTCTATTTTGTATTTATCTTCAGAATGTAATGTTTTACCTTTTCTAAACCCTTCTAATACATTTGATCCTAGGTATTCGTAAATATTTTTTATCTCCAGGTGATTTAATAAACCACCCTTACGCCAAGCCTCCCAGTTATTTAATGCTAATAATAATTTTAAAGATATAGAATTTTTGCCTTTGTAAGAATAATACCAACCACGTAATTCACAAACTTCTTTCACAGAATCTAAAAAATAGTTGGCAGAGGATAATACCAACCAATTACCCTCAGACATGTCTACCTGTGTTACATCAGAATATCTACGCAAGATACCTTGTTGTGCTCTAGGTTTATAACTTTTATCAAATCTATTTTGCACTTGTCCTATGATTTTTTGTGATAGTTCGTGTATAGGTCCCCCAGGTATACGATAAGATTGATCTAATGTTTTGATATCATCTACCTCTTCTTTGAGTGCAATAAAATGATCTACGTCTGCACCCGCCCATTTAAATATTGCCTGGTCATCATCGCCTGCTATGTAAGTTTTCTCCGCATGACTCCAAATCTTTCTTACCATTTCCCATTGGAGCAAAGATAAATCTTGTGCCTCATCTATGAATAAAACTTTGAATTTATTGTAGTTTTTTTTGGTCAGGAAATCTTCTAACAAATCATTAAAATCTTTTAAACCTTTTTCTTTTTTAAACCTCTTTAATTCTTCTGCTAAAAGATATAAAGTATTGCGTTCAATATCTAAAATGTTTTGCCTGGAGTCATAGTATTCTAACAGATCCATTCTCTTTACAGCGGCTGTATTTATTATTGTAAGATACTCATTATCAGAATTAAATGTGCCATCACTATCAGAAAACTTTGCAACCTTAATTGGTATACCACATTTTTCACCAAACTCTTTGTAGTCTTGAGTGCCCATCATTTTTTCTTTTGTCATACCTAATTGATTAAAAGCATAAGAATGTAGTGTTCTAAAATAAGTTAAATCATTATCTATATCTAACTTAAATTTATCCGCGGCCCTCGTTGCAGCCTCCGTTGCAGCTTTTTTAGTAAAAGAGAAAAAACCTATTTGTTTAGGTCTTACTCCCTCTTGAATAAATTGATCTACTAAATTTAATAAAGTCGTTGTTTTTCCTGTGCCAGGTGGACCTAAAATTATTGTTTTCATTAAAAATTCTCTTCTTGATATGGCACTTTAGATGTTGATGCTTCAGTCTCTTTCATCGCTGTTATCTTAATTAATCGTGGTTGTTGTTTTTTAATTCGTATTCTTTCCTCTTGTACAAACACATCTAATTGTTTTATTAAATTACCAGTTTGATTTTTATCTTTGTCCCAATGATTACGTTTACAAAAATTAAAAAAATCCTCCATTCTAAAATACGTAAATTCTCTTTTTTCATCTGTGTATGGTAATTTATTTAATATATCATCAAAAGTTCTCGCCGATTGTCTGTTAGTTGTCCAATCTTGTAATAATCCAGTAAGTTCGTTAATTGGATCTAAAGACTCTAGTGGTTCAACTTCTTGAAGTCCTGACATCATAGGTTTTAAAAAATGTTGTTTCCAATCTTGTGGTTTAGGTACGGGCACAACTAAATTAGCTTGATCTAAACATGCTAATGCGAATAATTGTGGGCTATAAAGTTGCTCGGATTTTAATTGTATTCTTTTTTTATCCACACTTAAAAACCATTCTGGTGGTTTAGATGCATACTTTGTAAGACTACCTAATACAGGCATCTCTTCTTCACCAAACCCTACACCAAATCTTTTTGTTCTACATAAACCAGACTGACATACTGCATTGATTGGTGCATCTTTACATCTGTATTTATCATAGCCTTTTCTATTTACTGATTTTATTAATTGTTGCACCTCACTATTACTTAATGGTGGATCCATATATTTTAAGTTTGCTCCGACAATTTCATCTTCCCAAGTATCTGGTTTAGCTTGTTTATAATATACAGCGATATTAAATAATGCATTGTTCCTGGAACCTTGTCCAAAACCTGTTGCTGCAAGTTTGTTAAGACAAGGTGGTCCCATAGGAAATGCTTCTTCTATTTTTTTCTCTTCTGTTTTGATTGCTTCGACTTGATCTTTTGTGCAAGCCCAAACATCATAGAGCTGATAAAATTCTTCAAGTGTACAACCGGCGCCATTATCGTTGATAGCATAACGTAGTCCTTTCATTTCGTTATAGTAGGGTAGATTTAAAAAGTTACCTGTGTCCCCACGTTCCACAAGTATCTCTGTTTGTTTTGGAAATATTTCTGACCCCTCATAACCAAGTATGATAGCCATTTCTTTTAATTTAGATTGCATCAAAGATGCAGGAATGTTTTCTTTTGTAAATAAAAATACGTGTGCGCCGCCTGATTTACTACGGCAAACTATTAAGGGGAGGTTATGATTCCGAATACTTTTAATGAGGCTAGTGTGATCAAAATTATATTCGTCAATATCAATGCAGCCCCACCTACAATTGTTATTTTCTGTAATAGGGATAATTCCAAGGGCTGGTCCTTTTCCTTCAATATGGTTTCTCCAGAGTTCATCTGTGACTTGTCCACGCACAATAAAAGCTTTGCCTTTTTGTTTGCCGTTGTCGCCACGTTCACCTGATTGATATTGTCCATAAGCTATTTCTAGTCCTAAAAATATTGATTTGAATTTATCCATTATCATTTCTTAGCAATTTGTAAAGGGGCCTCTTACTCTCGCGTAGAGGCCCCTATGTGTTTAGTATGGGCTCGAGTCCCTTACTTTCTCTTCCACATCTGCTTTTGTTTGAACGTTCCCCTTAGACACATTATCACGAAAATCTCGTGCAGATAAGTATAAAGACTTATCTTTTTGATCTAAAATTCTGTCCATGTTTACAACCCAACCATACCAAGAACCTTTATCATTCTTCTGTAAGGTAGATGAAAGATTATATACAACACCTTGCATAGGGGGTATTGCAAATCCTCCTTTTCCATCAGGTATTTGTGTGGTTTTCATCATAGAATTCCACTTTTTACTGACATTCAGTTGTGTAGATTTCATGGTAATTAAAGCGGGTGTATAACCACCAGTTTTAGTTTCTACCATGACAAAGTAAGAAGCAGTTTCCTCTAAGTAATTACCATTTGGTAATCTAATCTTAGACCCTTCTCTCTTACCTGTTGAAATTACCGGACTGTTCGGTAGATGGACAGCCACAGGAGCACCAGGCCCATCCCCTCTATCCGACCACTCTGGGTAATCTTTTTTGTAGTAACAAGGAATAGCCTTGATACCTTTTTTACCATCGAACAATTCGTTGGTAACAGTATTGAAAATCATGCCAGGTTTAGCATCTTCCATATACTTTGCATCTCCTGCAGTTACCTGCGGAGATAGTTGTCCCAAGATCCTTACAAAAGGTAATGCAAGATCATCTTGAGTCATGTTATCAAAACCTTTGGCATCATCACCAAACAAGGCAAGTGATCCATTGGTTTTTTTTGCTACGTCATTAGCCATTACACATTCTCCATTAGTTATTTCCGAGTTATTTTAGTTTTGTCTTTAACCCATGTGCTAAAGACATCAGAGGGCATATCGAGCCCGGACTCGATACGCTCCCTAAAAAGGGCAGTTAATGTAGCCCAAGCCACATCAGATTTCTGTTGTGGTTCAAACCCATTCTCTGCCGCAAGGTCCAACAGTTGTTGTGCCTTGTCATCTTCTCCCTTTCCAAAAGTTACAAAGACATTGTTTTTAATAATATCTCCTAACCCTTGGTCACGAAGCCATTTATAGCATTGTGCTCTTCGATCTTCATCTTTTGGAAGAGTACATCTATATTCTTTTTTCACAGATACCTTAGAACCATCAGCTAATTTTATTTCTGACAATCCTTGTTCTGCTAATAATTCTGGAATTACACGAGAGCCAATGTCATCGGCCTCCGCTTGTTTTGTTTTAAGTTGCTCTTTTAACGCAGCAATCTCATCCTCTTTCTGTTTCAACTTTACACATTCTTGTGCAACCGTTGTCACCTCTACATTGTCTAAAAGATCTTTTGAATCTTTTAACATTTCTTCTCTTACATCAAAGCTACCACTTCCTGTAAAAGTTTTAACTTTTATTTTTTGCTTTACAGCCATTGTTATCCTTTCTGATACATATCTACTTCAAGTGGATAGTATCGATATTCACGTTTGTCCCACTTCAACATATTAAACTGTCCGCTGGTCACTTCACTCACAGCTGCAGTAGATATACCTATGATAACAGGATCTCCCACGGCAAGCAAGTAATCTTGTCTTCTAAAATCTTGTAGATTTTTTTTCATCTTCTGCACGTATGGTGCGGTAGATAATATTGCCTGATCTCTATTAGGCAAACATATAACAAGATAACCAAAGTCAGACGCACTCAATATATTTATGTTGGGCGCTGGTTGTTGAATCACATAAACAAATTTCTCTTCAGGGTTGTTTTTATGAAAATCTAAAAACTCTTCCAAAGATCTAGGTTTATATAACTCAAATATTTTGTTTTTCATTTCTAACTTCTTGACATGGTTTAGCATAGGCTATATATAATTGTCAACTAGAAAGAAGAAAAAAATTATGAAATATAAATTTAAAACAAAGCCTTATGCACATCAATTAAGTGCATTAGAAAAGTCGTGGAATAAAAAAGAGTTTGCCTATTTTATGGAGATGGGTACAGGTAAATCAAAAGTGTTGGTCGATAATATGGCCATGCTCTATGATAAAGGTAAAATAAATGGGGCGCTAATTATAGCACCAAAGGGTGTATATAGAAACTGGTTTTCTCAAGAGATACCAAATCATTTAGCTAGTCACATAGATCACAAAACGGTATTATGGACTGCGACTACATCCAAAGCAAAGGATAAAGAGTATCAACAATTGTTTAAACCTGACTATGACCTTCACATCCTTATAATGAATGTAGAAGCATTCTCGACAAAAAAAGGTCTTGAGTTTGCCGCAAAGTTTCTCAATTGCCACAAAACTCTAATGGCTGTGGATGAGTCAACCACGATAAAAACACCGACCGCAAAAAGAACAAAGTCGATTTTAAATCTAGGTAGGTTTGCAAAATACAGACGTATCCTTACAGGTTCTCCTGTAACAAAATCACCACTAGATCTATACACCCAATGTGGTTTTTTGGATGAGGAGTTATTAGGTTTCAGTTCTTTCTATACATTTAGAAATAGATATGCAGTCATGGTCGATAGAAACTTTGGTGGTAGAAGGGTGCAGATACCTGCAGGATATAGAAGACTTGACGAACTATCAGAGATATTAAAAAAGTTTTCTGACCGTGTATTGAAACAGGATTGTCTGGATCTACCAGAGAAGACCTATGTGGAGAGACAGATAGAACTCACAGAGGAACAGAAGAAGACTTATGCAACCATGAAATCCGCGGCCCTCGCTCAACTAAACGGTAAGATGGCGACCGCACCCCATGTATTGACACAACTGATGCGTCTGCATCAGATCACATGTGGGCATCTAAAGAATGATGATGACACCATCACAGAGATAAAAAACAATCGTATCGATGCATTGCTCGAGGTATTGGAAGAGATCGAAGGTAAGGCAATAATATGGGCAAATTATGTCTATGATATAAAAAGGATTGTAAATGCTATCTCTAAGAAGTATGGCCAAGACTCAATCGTGCAATATTATGGCGCAATCCAGGCAGAACATAGGCAAAAAAATATAGAGGCATTTCAAGATCCTGATTCTAAAGTCAGATTTTTTGTTGGTAATCCACAGACGGGTGGGTATGGTATAACACTGACAGCTGCCAATAATGTTATCTATTATTCTAATGGATATGACCTAGAAAAAAGGCTGCAGTCAGAAGACAGAGCGCATAGAATAGGACAAAAAAAGGCTGTAACATATGTTGATCTTATAGCACCAAAAACCGTTGATGAAAAGATCCGAAAAGCATTGCGTAAGAAGATCAATATCGCGACAGAGATAATGGGTGAGGAGTTGAGAGAGTGGATATAAAATTTGAGATAGAGCCTGTATTTAAGATAGAGTTTTTTAAGATTAAATGCATAGATTTTAAAAACAAAAAGAAAAAATTAGAGAAAGCCTTGGCCAGATATCCAGAGATGCCCCAGGCTAACTTCTGTAGCAATAGAGATAAGTGTAGTATTAACACAGAGTTCAGAGAGATATTTAAGGATGAGTTTAGCCTGATAAGAGCAAAGTTTAATTGTAAGATATTATTACAAAGAGCATGGTCGGTCGTGTATCACAAAGGCCATTATCATGTTCCTCACAATCACAGCTCGCAAGGGTATGCAGGCATATTATATCTGGACATGAAACCAGACTCACCCAAAACCACATACATACAGCCATGGAATAATGAACAGGATAGAAGTGTGTTGTATACCCCACAGGTAAAAGAGGGTGACATGATTATAGTGCCACAATTTTTAACACACTA